AAATAACAATAAACTTTGATAGAGCAGTACACAACTTATGAAAAAATTTATAAACTTATCCTTTGCCTTTGGTTTGGTAATTTGGTTTGCATCAGCAATTTACTTGTCAGTTAACTCTCTTTTTAGTATCTTTACCGAAACTGACCCATATATAGCTAAGTATGTATTAGGTGGTAGTTTTATTTGGACAACAGGTTTTGGTGTTTACAATAAAATAAGAGGTGGTGATTTTGCCTCATTTAAAAAAGATGTTCAATCACTAAATGAAGGTAGAGGACCAAATAGAATGCCAAAAACAGGTTCAGGTGGGTGTAAGAGTTGTAAACAAAAAAAATAAAAAAATATCTAAAAAGGTATTGACAGAGATGGAAAAATGTTATATCTTTGTATCATAAAATTAAGAAATAAAAAAACTTAACAAAAAATTAACACAAAGCGTTGACAGTTAATTAAAACTTTACTAACTTTGTGTATATTTATAAAATAGATTGTGGTTCTGACAAGGATTTTAAGGAACCGCCCAATAAAGGAAGGATATACAAACGGGGCTACTTCTACAATAAAAATCCAAAAACTATAAACAAAAGAAACAAAATGAAAAAGAATTATACATATCAACCGAACGCACCGAAAGCAGGGAAAGTAGCCGATAAAGGCTGTGATACCTTGAATGGTTGTGGTATGTCGAATTCTGTCTCATAATATAAATTAGAGAATAAGAGTTTAAAAACCCCCACAACCGATAAAAAAGTTGTGGGGGTTTTTGTTTATAGTTAAATCGGGTCAATTGAGCAGGTGGTGAGCTCCACAGTCTGTAAAACTGTTGTCTTTGACTTTGTAGGTTCGATTCCTACTTGGCCCACGAGAGTAAGGTTCACATTAGGTAGTGACACATGTCTGTAAAACATGTTCCCTTCGGGGTTAGTGTGGGTTCGAATCCCACTACTCTTACCAAACACGTCTGTATCCGTAAAGGCATTCGGACTCGGCTCTTACCCGAGGATATGTGGGTTCGACTCCCATCAGGCGTACAAGAAATTAGTTCATTGACATAGTAAATAAAAAGAACAGAAGCGGAGAAACGAGTTACATCGGTAAAAAACAATCTGTTAAATTGAATAACTGGTTCGAATCCCAGCACCTCCACAAGGAAACAAAATGGGGGTGTAAAATAAAAACACTCTTTCGTTATTCTCTGTTCTTTTAAAAATATTAATAGGTAGAAGCGGATGTTGGAATTACATCGTAAGTTCGACTCTTATCTTTCCCGCAAATAAAACAAACGGGAAAGTGGCCTTGGGGCCTTTATTCCACGAATAATTCTCTATCTATAAAAAATTAAAATTGTTGAAGCGGTGATATGAGTTACATCAGCATCCTAAGCTCGTGACGGAGGTTCGATTCCTTCTCTCCCAACTAAAAATTAAAATGGGAGATGGTGTAGTGGTAGCACACGTAATAAATACTCAAGTCGAAAATTCTCAACAATAATGCGAAAGTAGCTCAGTTGGTTTAGAGCGTCTGCTTGCCAAGCAGCTCAAATAAACTACGAGATGTAGAGGAGGCAGGTTTATCTCACTTGATTTGGGATCAAGGGCACGTGGGTTCGAATCCCACCATCTCGACAAAGTAGAATAAGAGTCAACGCATTGACATCACCGTTGTTAAAGTGTACAATTAACAAGAGGAGTTATAACAAGGGTTGTTGACGTTTCGACAAGTAGATGATGTAAGCTGTAAAGTCTGAGATTAATCGGAAGACGGTACATGGGGTGGGAACCCACTGTACTAGGAATCAGCCCGAGAAGGAGTCCCAAGTGTAGGTTCGAGTCCTACTGTCATCGCAAAATGAGACAACATTAAAACCGTCCCACCAGGACGTTAAACTCGGTCTTGTGGAGGCAAAGGTTGCCGACCTGACTGTCTATCAGGGTTATGTGGGTTCGAGTCCCATCAGGACCGCTACCGAAAGGTGTGAATGAAAGGAAGATGGAGGCGTAGGGAAAGTTGTTGTAGTAGGTTTGTTAATAACAAATTGCAAAGCTATAAAAACCGTGAGTCGGAAGAAAGGTCCGAACAGGTTAACAAAGTGAGACAACAATGAGTAACAAAGTTAGTAGTTGACTGAGTAGACACATTTAGTAAGTCGTGTGAAGTGGGTTGGTGTGGTGTAGTGGTAGCACCGGGGCAAAAGCATTGCAATTTAGGGGCCCCGAGCGTGAGTTCGAATCTCACTATCAACCAAGATAACACGTAAATTGTAGGTGACGCATAAACGGTGGTGCATCTGACTTCCAATCAGAAATAGAGCGGGTTCGATTCCCGTCACCTACTCCTGGGTCGANNTATATGGGTTCTGGCAAGAGATTAAGACGTTCTTTGAATAAGTATGGAAAAGAAAATTTTAAGTTTGAAATCTTAGAATTTTTACCCGATAGAACATCTCTTAAAGAAAGAGAGAAAGAATTAGTCAATGAGGAATTATTAAAAGATTCTTTGTCAATGAATTTAACTGTCGGGGGTGAGGGTGGTTTTATAAGTATTGAAGGTGTGAAAAAAGGTGGTAACCTTGGTTTGACACGAAAATTAAAAGAGGAGAAAATACTTAAAACTGAATGGTATTTAAATTATGTTAAAAAACATAGTTACGGTCTGAAACAAAGTTATTATAGGGGTAATAGAGAAAAAAAACAACCTTTGGATTGGACAGGTCGAAAACATAAAGAAGAAAGTAAAAAGAAAATTGGTGAAAAGAATTCAATAAAACAAATTGGTGAAAATAACTCACAATTTGGAACTTATTGGATTACCAACGGAAAAGAAAATAAAAAAATTAAAAAAGAAGAAATAATTCCTAATGGATGGAAATTGGGAAGAAAGTAAATAGATAGAAGCGGCGTCAAGAGTTACATCAACTTTTTTTGGTAAAGCTATAAACAACTCTAACAAATTTTCTCTGTCTTAAATGGTCGGTTGGCCGAGTGGCTTTAGGCGACAGTCTGCAAAACTGAAAACACAGGTTCGAACNNTGTACCGACCTCCGTGGTCGTTTTTGTACTTTGATGATATTTATTATTAAAGTACAAAGATGGCAAGAAAAGAAAGAAAGTATCATTACATTTATAAGACGACAAACCTTATAAATCAAAAATACTACATCGGAATGCACAGCACAGATAACCTTGAAGATGGTTATATGGGTTCTGGCAAGAGATTAAGGCGTTCTTTAAACAAATACGGTAAAGAAAATTTTAAGTTTGAAATCTTGGAATTTTTACCTAATAGGGAAACCTTAAAAGAAAGAGAAAAGGAATTAGTTAATTTAAACGAAGTAATGAAAAAAGAATGTTTAAATTTAACAATAGGTGGACAAGGCGGGAGTGGATGTGGAGAATTAAACGGTTTTTATGGTAAAAAACATAAACCACAAACGTTAAAAAAGGTTATATTAAACCTGACTAATTTTAATATAAAATATAAAGAAGATTTAGAGTTTAGAAATTCCGTATATAAAAAAAGAATTGAAACCATCTTAAAAAATAATAATGGAGAACACCCCAAAAATTTTTTAAATAAAAAACATAAAGAAGAAAGTAAGAAAAAAATAAGTGAAAAGGCTAGGTTAAGAACTGGTGAAAAAANNCTTGTTGGATAACAAACGGAAAAGAAAATAAAAAAATTAAAAAAGAAGAAATAAATTCTTACCTTCGTAATGGGTGGGATAAAGGTAGAAAATTAAAATAAACTATTTAAACTATATGAAAACTATTAAGAAAATAATGAAATCTAAAAAACCTGACAGGGGTTGGCTTAGACTATTATCTTAATTGTTCTCAATTAAATTAATAATCCAAGTCAGAAACGACTTGGATTTTTTATTTATATACGTCTGGTTTAGGAACTAAGTCGGACACTAAACAAAAACGGAGTAAGGCGTTGCCATTAGGCGNNTTAGGCGAGTCTATGACCTCCGAAGCCCAACCCATCAGCTTTGCTGTGGGTGGGTAGTTCACGTGGATTGTGGATACACAATATCCATCTATTAAACTTTCCATACTACTTTTTTCCATATTATAATTTTTTAAATGTCGTCATCATCCCAATTTAGGTCTTCACCCCAATCATCCATATCATTGTAATAGTCTTCAGGACGTGGTTCGTGTTTTTGCATTCCGTTTTTAGCGTAATGAGTGTCGATTCTAGTCCAAGCTTTGTAAAAACTATCATAAAATGGTTGAGTACCTTTTGGTACACTTTGGATGTGTTCACCAAGACCTTGTAGGTAATTCCATGTAACACCGAAAAACCCATTTAAAATAGTATCTTCTTCTATTTGTCTATCTTGTGCATCATAAAACTCACCATGAGCTCCATAATCCAAACCATTTGGAATAAATCTCGCTATCTTCTCATAAACAGGAAGTCTTCTCTTCCATACATCCTTATTTCTTCTTTCAGGATCGAGAACTGAATTAGCTTTAAAAATTATATAATATAAAGTACCTCTTCTTGAATAATTGTTGAATTGATTACCGTCTCTTGCTGCAACACACCAACGTGTTCCTGAACCGTAATGACAAGAACCTTCAGGTGTTTTAGGTAATACAACTAAAAAGTTTTCATCTTCGTAAATCTTTTCAGCTCCAACCATTTTCTCCTCTCTTTTTGTTTTTTTAGATTCGATTTGGTTTAAGATAGCACTTAAAATACCAACACCAGCATAAGAATTAATATCTTTAGGTGACCTCATTATGGCGTCAATATCTCTCATAGGGATATCCATACCC